ATTCCTTGTGATGAGCAATATGCGGTAGCTGTTTGCGAGGAATGCCTACATGCTCTTGCCTTGAAGATACAAACCTACGGCCAGAATACCTAATGAGCAGCGGTTTCGGTGGAGGCCCGCGGGGACCTCTGCCCAAAGACCCGGCACTGAGGCAGAGGAAGAACAAGGAGAGCACCCGCGCCACACTCACGACGACTGAGACGCGCTGGAAGAGACCGCCGGGCCTGCCCAAGCGCGACCAGGGTTGGCATGATATGACCCGGCAATGGTGGCGGGATCTGTGGCGGTCTCCCATGGCAGCGGAATACCTCAAGGCCGATGTGCACGGCCTCTACCGCCTGGCTGTACTGGTAGACCGCTTCTGGTTGGCCCCGGCCGTGGGGTTGGCCGCGCAGATCAACAGCCAGGAGCAGCGGTACGGCCTATCTCCTCTAGACCGCCGCCGACTACAATGGATCGTGGAGCGGGCAGAGGGCGAGAAGCGGCGGCAGCCGAGGAAGTCAGGCTCCGATGTGGACCCGCGGGAGTTCTTGAGGGCGGTGAAATGATGAAAACGGAGTATTCTGAGCGCGTTCAAGCTGAATTGGATATACCCTCGGCTGAATATTATATCCGGCGATTCTGGGGAACGACTCATTCGTGGGGCTCATCCCATGAGCATTATTTAGCATATGCTCTCGAAAAGATAGGAGCACCAAAATTCTATCAGCAGTTTCAATTCGGGCCTCGCCGGGTTGATTTTCTATTTCCAGAAGCAAGAGTCATTATTGAGGTGAATGGTCCATTTCATGATACGCCTCGTCAGGTACATAGAGATCAGGCATTTGCCCACTTGGTTAAAGAGTTGGGCTTTTTGTTAGTCGAAATTCCCATCGAAGAAATCGAACGCCGGGGCGTTAAGGTCGCATTCGATATATGGTCTAATTTGGAAACTTGGACAAAGAATCGTCCTAAATGACCGTTCTCATGGTCCCGGACCTCACAGCCGAAGCCTGGCCGAGCCTTGGGAAGGGAGTATGCGATTTCATCGAGGCATACCTTGCCTTCGGGCCAGGTGATCTAAGGGGGGAACCGGCCCAGCTCGACGACGAAAAGCGGGGCCTAATCTACCGGATATATGAGGTATTCCCGAAAGGCCATGAGATCGCGGGCCGGCGACGGTTCAAGCGGGTAGCCATCTCGCTGAGGAAAGGATCGGCGAAAACGGAATTTTCCGCGTGGCTAGCCGCGGTAGAGTTACACCAAGAGGGTCCGGTCCGCTGCGACGGGTTCGACACTCATGGTCAGCCCATCGGCCGTCCGGTGACTGATCCCTATATTCCCCTTGTGGCCTACACTGAGGAGCAGTCGGACGAGCTGGCCTATGGTGCGCTGAAGGTCATCCTCGAAGAGAGTGAGATCGCCAAGGATTTCGACATCGGCATAGAGCGCATCATGCGAGTAGGCGGCGACGGTAAGGCCGTGTCTCTGGCCACAGCACCGAGTGCTAGAGATGGGGCCCGGACTACATTTGCGGTCTGCGACGAGACGCATCATTGGACCTTGCCGCGGTTGAAGTTAGCACACCAGACCATGCAGGCGAACATTCCCAAGCGCAAGGCCTCTGACGCATGGTCGTTGGAGATTACGACCGCGCCCGCGCCGGGGGAGGGTAGCGTGGCCGAGGATGCAATGGAGTATGCCCGGCAGGTAGCCGACGGGAAGATTAGCGATAGCCGGTTTTTCTTCTTCCATCGGGAGAGTGGTCCAGTGCATTACGGTGAGCCTAACGGCGTTGGACACGACCTGAGCACGTCGGCCGGTCTGCGGGCTGCCGTGCTTGAGGCATCCGGGCCCGTGGCTGCCTGGTCGGATGTGGATACTATTTGCGCTCAGTGGGCTGACCCTACGGCAGACCGGGCATTCCTAGAGAGGGTGTGGCTCAATCGCTTGGTGCGCGCGTCAGAGAAAGCATTCGACGTAGAGCAGTTCCGATCTCTGATAAAGACGGGCCATAATGTCGGCGATTACGCTGATATAACGCTGGGCTTTGATGGAGGCAAGTTCCATGATGGGACCGCGTTGGTAGGGACTGAAATCTCCACCGGCTATCAATGGGTAATCGGCTCCTGGGAGGAACCCTACAACATCCAGGGCTGGGAGGTG